CCTAACGTTGATGCGGCAATTGAACTTGTTATTAAAGAACACAATGATGGGTATGATGATGACGAGGACGACGAAGAATTGGATGAAGGCATCGAAGACGAGGATTACTAATGTCATGGTATTCTAAAGTAAGCAAGGATATTAGTCACCTTCCTGCTTGCATTGAATATTTTTATAAAGAACTAGATTTGGCAAGATACGAGGTAAAAATTCACGGAAACGTGGAAAAATCCTCGGCTCAATTGCCTGGTATTGTTGAGCAAAGATTTAATCAACTTCAAGAGCTTGAAGCCGTTCTTGAATATTTGAACATCGAACTAAGACGTACCCGCAGTAAGGCATTTAAGAAGTATCTAGAAAATTATCAAAGAGCATTGAGTAGTAGAGATGTTGAAAAATATGTCGAAGGCGAGGCAGATGTAGTTGATATGGAAAAAATTATTAATGAATTTGCCATGTTGCGAAATCAATGGCTTGGCATTATCAAAGCATTGGATATAAAACAATGGCAATTAAGTAATATCATAAAACTACGAACGGCCGGACTTGAAGACGTAGTCCTATAAAGGTAAAAAGGTAAAAAGGAGACTTGTTCTCCTTTTTATTTTATGTTATAATAAGATTATGTATATTGAAGACCTAATAATTGCGTTAACCACTAGTCGTTTAGTGACAGTGAACCCGTTTGACTCAAAAATTGTACATAGCTTTCAAGATCAAATTTCTAGAGGTTCGGGCCTTACTGAAAAACAAGAAGCACTGGCCATAAAGATCTTAAAACGCCAAACAAGTAAGTTAAATGCCGTATTATCCAAGGATATTTCGCCATTTTTAGAAAATCCGGTGTTTAGGTTAACACGCAGGACAGTTGTATTAACCAAACACATAAACATTGTCCCTTACGAAATCTATGGTAAGGCAGTGAAGCTAACTTTTCCATTCAACGAATCATTGTTGAATAAGATTAGAGAAGAAAAGTCAAAATTAAACTATGCAAACTGGGATAATGACCAAAAATCATGGATTTTTTCACTGGATGAGCGCACCTTAAATTTTATATCAACATTGATCAATGACGAATCATTTGTAGTTGATGAAGAATTTGAAAATTATAAGAATCAAATTGTTGAGATTAAAAATAATCTCGAACAGCACGTACCTATGGTAAAACTCAGTGGTGAAACTGTGGAATTTTTGAATGTATACCACAAAATTCCACAACCCACTAATTCAAACATTATTGAAAATTTGTTTAATGCAAGACGTTATGGAATTTTTACCTGGGACGAGGAAATTGAAAACAGCACAGAGTGGAAAAATACAAATCAAGTAGTTAAAGATTTCCTTCAATCCGATCCAGGCCAGGAATTTTCAGTAAATTTGGAAAAAAACACTATTTCTAACATTCAAGAGATTGTAAAATATTTAAATCCTGTTCTGTTTATTATTCCAGGCGGCACCGAATTAGAAAAATTACAACTATCTTTGGAATTTTTAAATTCAATTGGAATCAGTAAAGAAGAAATTAGTGTGCTGTTTAGATTACCCACAGAAACTGGTGGAATCTTCAATCATTACATTAGGGAACAAGAATTAAATTCGCCCGTAACTGAAAAAACGAAAGCAGTGTTTATTAGCAGTAAAGTTCCTAAGACAATTCTTGAAAAGCAATTAAAATTTAATTGTGTTATAAGTTTTAACTTTTATAACATACATTATTCTATTAGAAATTTACTAAAATGGCATCATAATGTCATCAATGTATCAGATAAAAAAGTGACCAAGGAACTAAATTTTGGCAACGTGTAAAGTTATTATCAAAGACGAGGTAAATGTTAAGATTGAAAATTTAGATCTTGATGTTCGCAAGGCGTTGGTGAAAAAGTTCAAGTTTGAAGACCCTACTGCACGGTTTAGACCCAGCTATAAATTGGGTCGATGGGATGGCAGTATCAGTTTCTTTGGTCTTGGCGGTACCACATATCTCAGTATGCTACCCCAGGTATTAGAGTATCTTGAAAATAAAAATTATTACATAGAACTCGAAGATTATAGGATTTCAACTGCTCTGCAATTTGACCAAATTTCTGAGGATTTTTGGGGTGATCAAACATGGCCTGTAGGACATCGATTTGCCGGTGAAAAGATTAGACTACGAGATGACCAGGTTGAAGTAGTTAATATATTTTTACAAAATCCACAGAGCTTGCAAGAAATTGCCACTGGATTTGGTAAGACTATTATCACTGCTACCCTGGCAAAAATCTGTGAAAAATACGGTCGTACAATAACCATTGTTCCTAACAAAAGTTTAGTTGAACAAACGGAGGAAGACTTTATTAATTGTAAATTAGATGTCGGTGTGTACTATGGTGATAGAAAAGATCTAGATAAAACTCATACTATTTGTACCTGGCAAAGTTTGAATATTCTAGACAAAAAATCCAAAGAATTTGATGTTGATCCCGAAATGCTTACTTTAGCAGAATTGCTAGATGGTGTACAGTGTGTTATGGTTGACGAGGTACATATGGCCAAGGCCGAAGTACTTAAAAAGCTGTTAACTCACAATCTATCAGGCGCACCCATTCGATGGGGATTAACAGGAACTATACCAAAAGCAGACCACGAATTTCAAGCATTACGTGCCAGCCTTGGCGAAGTTGTTCATAGGGTTAAAGCACATGAATTACAAGAGGCAGGTGTACTAAGTAACTGTCATGTGAACATTGTACAGACTGCTGAGTGGAAAGAATTTGGTAGCTATGCAGAAGAGTTGAAGTATCTAGTCACTGACGATTCTAGGATGAATTATATTAGTGACATGATTAAAGGCATCGCTGAGACTGGTAACACATTAGTATTAGTTAATAGAATTGATTCAGGTAAGGCACTGATTGAGAAAAATCCAGCCGCAGTATTTGTATCAGGTGAAGTAAAAACCAAAGACAGAAAAGAAGAGTATGACGAAATTAAAACATCTACTAACAAGATTATTGTGGCGACTTACGGTGTGGCCGCTGTGGGTATTAATATCCCTAGGATTTTTAATCTGGTTCTTTTGGAGCCCGGAAAGAGCTTTGTCCGCGTTATACAATCGATTGGACGAGGTATTCGGAAAGCAGATGATAAAGACTTCGTCCAGATCTGGGACCTAACAGCCAGTACAAAATACGCAAAGAGGCATCTTACAGAACGCAAGAAGTTTTATAAAGATGCTCACTATCCGTTTAACATTGAGAAAGTAAAATACTAATAATGCAAATATTAACCTTAGAAAACAAAACATTCTATTTGAATGATTTACCCGAGGAGGTAGATGAAGATTTGAGATTTAGTGTTTTAGATAACAGTGACAATTCAAATCCAGACTACTTTTTTATTCCTTTAATCTTTTTAGAAAGTTTCACTGGCCCAGCCGCAGTACTTAAAGTTGGACCATACGAACTCACTATGCCATTAGATTGGTGTACTATTGTTGGAGATCCAGAAGGTCCTGAGATGGAGGTGCTACCTCTTACAAGTTTAAACGATCGTGGATTTAGAACCTTTTGTTTTAACCCTATTTCAGGATTTAGACCAGAATTTCATGACATTGATATTATTGACATCTATCAAGATGTCAAATGGTATTTTCCTAAAATGAAACCAGGTCAACTATTGTGTACTCCGCTAGCACCCGGAGATAAACCTATGTGTGCTTACTTTGTCAAAGAAGTTAGTCGTCAAAGTGAAATTGTAGATTACACCAAATGTTGGTAAGGAGAAAATTATGGGACAATTAAAACACGGTGCAACTTATATATACGAACATGCAGACGGTATTACCTATGCCAGAGAATCAGGGTCCGATCCTAGTACTAGAAAAGTAATTGGCATGACTTTAGAGAAAAAATCTATGATTGACCAGATTAAAGAAGATAAGTTATGGGGCAATATAAGAAGAGCCTCTGAGACAAATCCTGCCTTGCAAAAAGCATTGGAACAGTGTATAATAATATATCATCTTAGTAAAAATTTACAAAAGGAAACCGTAGATTGGCATCCGGTATAAAGTTCCACGGAACAATGGCGCGAGAAGTAATGCGTATTGAGTCTAATGGCAACTTAGGAATTGGAATTGGAAGTAGTTCTGATAGTATTCGTATTGAAGAATATATCGAATGGATGGATATTCTTAAAGTTGCAGAAACTAATCCTGCTGTAAAAATTTCACTAGATAGATTAATGACTGTATATTATTTGAGTAAAGAACATGGCAACAGCAAAACTTGATATCCAACGAGAACTGCGAGCAGTAGATCAAAAGAACTACGATTTCTACAGCAATCTCACTGATGAAGAACGTAAAGCATTCAGTCCGTATATCCTAATGCGATATACAGCCAGTGTTCAACTGCCTGATCGAGATATACAAGAATGGTATGTAGAAATGACCAATGAAATGGTTAATAAAAATCATTGGGACCTTAGCAAGGATCACAAAGAACTATTGTGGAAATTGTTTGCCGCAACCGGCACAGGAGTTAATTGCTATCATCCATATCTTGCCGCAGG